CTGCGATGCTTTTAGGTTCTGCGCTATCTGCGTAAACAGGTATAGATTTGGGTAATACTTTTGCTATATCGCTGTTAAGCATTCCTGTTTGATATTTTACTTCGTTCAAGATTCGTGTTTCATTATGTTTATAGACTTCAATGATTGCGCTAGGGTCGTTTGTGTATCCAAAATCAAGCCCTATACCTATCAATCTAGCATCCTCAGGAATCTTATCAATAATTTTATAGTTGGTAAAGACTGCGCCTTGTAATTGTCCGAGCTGTCCGAGTCCGTAAACCTTCCACCAATTGGACCAATAACTACTTGTAGCCGCTTTTAAGCGATTCTTTTCAATCTGTTGAACAATACCCTCATCTAATCCTTCATTGTCCTTGTAGGTTAATATTATAAAATCAGCATCTGATTCATCTTTTAGTTCGGTATGTACCCAAAACTCATTGGCAGGATTAAAATCTAAATAGACCTCTCGTTTGGTTCTTATTGCAAGTTCATTGTAAGCCTCAAAGTTTATATTGTTGCACTCATTGATGTAAAGAATATCTCTTCTCGCTCCTCTGAGTTTGCTGCTGTCATCAGCGCTAAAAAACTCAATAAAGCTACCGTTTGAAAACTCATATTTTAAATGCGACTTATTAAAGCGCTCATCATAATAGCGGTTAGTCAATTTCATGATTTTCAAGAAATCGCGAAGGGCGCCCCTCCTTAAATGTGGAATGCTTTCGGCAATTATGCTAATCTCTAGGCCTGATTGTCTAGCTGCTTTATCTATGAGAATGGGCAGGATCCCAAAAGTCTTGCCTGCAGATGTGCCGCCCTGGATTATTTTAATTCGCTTTTTTAAAGCGAGTATCTTATTTATCGCTGTCGTTCTCTGTAACATCAGGGAATAAAGGTTGCTCTATGTTATGCTGCTCTATTTGTTGTATTGGCGCTCCGTAAGCTGAGTCTAGTAATTTCTGATATGCTTGCGTGTCTCCTTCCCTAGCTCTTTTAATTAATGCTAAGGTCATTAGATCCTCTTGGCTCATGTTTTCCTTTTCTCCTGTTAAAGGATTCTTTAGGTCTTGCTCAACGCTTAGCCATTTCTTTGCTATTGTACTACGGTTCTTGCTGCCTATAGGCCTGCCTTTTGGGTTTCCGCTTTGGCCTTTCTTGTATGGTATTAAATTATCTTTGGACATATTATATTCCTTTAAAAGCTTTTAATGGATAAAAAATTAAACTATTTCTATATCCGTCTTTGGATATTGGTTTTATTGGCGTCACTCCATGTACGTTTTTCCATGCAGGGTAAACGAGCATCGAATTGTCAGCCTGTTCAAATGTTAAATTGTAATCAGGAACATTTAAGCAGCCGCCTTTGGCGTTGTGTCTTTTTGTTAAAATAATATTTACACTTCCTTGAATGTTACCTGTGTCTCTGTGAAAAGGCGCTGCTATATTGTAGTTAGAAATACTACTTGTGTAAATGGTTCCAAATTTCCACTTGTCTTGCACGTCTTCAAAAAGTTTAAATTGTCTTTTGTATATATCAGGTGTTAATTCTTTTATAATTTTTTCTGCTTCTAAGCAAGACGCCAACATTGATTTGATAAAAGTTTGAGCTTTTTTATCTCTATGTACTGCCGATATATTTGGATAAGGCCTGCGCATTACAGGGTTCGGCGCAATGGAGCCTAGTATAGTGCTATATTGGCTACAACCTAAAGCTCTTGAAGCTGCCCTACTGTGTACTTTAGTTTTGTCTTTCTCGTTTGCTATTGTACTCATCCTATCCATAATAGTTTTGGGAACATTGTCTCCTCTAAATTCTTTCGCTGCAATTGCTAATAAAAGAGACAGCCTTTGATTATAATTAGCAACGTCTTTAATATAAAAACCAACAACCTCTCCATCTAATTCTAGCAAGCAATCTTCTTTTATATTTGGTTCATAGTACGGGCATTGTTTACCAATCTTTATATTATGTTCTACTTGTTTGATTTGTATTGTTTGCATCTTATTTGATTATTTTATTTAAACTTTTTGCATAACCTTTAATGTCCAACTTTGCTTCTATCCTACCTTTTTTACTGACTAACTTTGCGTACGGATAATATGTTTTGACTAATCTGACGGCTGCTTTTTCATCATCTTTATTTTTATATTCATTAAACAAACCGCCTTTATTAGTTCCAACATTTGGGCAAGAAAACCAAAAATGATTAAACTTTAAAACACCATACCCATTTCTTATTGTTTCAAAACAAAATTGTCTATCTTGCTTTAACCCTGTAACATAATCCCATTTTATTTTTTTTACATTTATAAGAACACACACCTCCACATACTTTTTATTAATATCATAGCTTGTTTTTTCGTGCCATGCGTGCTGCTTATAATTTATTCCAATCAATTCAAAAGGCAACTTCTTAGATCTTTGTAATATATCATGCCATATACCCGCATTCTTTTTGACTGTCTTACCATTGAATATTCCAAAAGAATCTACATCATCATCACAAAAAATTATCCAATCATAATTATTTTTTCTAGCATAATTTAACATGAAATTTCTAACGTAAGTAATTCCTTGGTTGTCTTTTTCAATATTAATTTTATTTGGAACATTATACAAATCAAATTCACTAGGTTCAATAAAATGTTTAACTTCTATACCCGCTGCTTCAAATAATTGATAAGTCTTAGTCTTAAACCTACCTTTTGTTGGTATAAAACAAATCATAAATTTCTAAAAGCATTTAAAACAACTTGCCCTACATTAATTCCTTCCTTCCTTGCTGTGTTTATAAGTAATACAGCTTCGTCATAATGCTCAGGCTCAAACTCAATTTGTATTGCCCTTTTTACGGAAGCTTCTTTGTCTTGTAATGTTGATTCTAAGTCCAAATCTTCTAATACAGAATAATCCACTTCTTTTTCAGGTTGCCATACATCTAAACCCCATTTGTTCAAGTCTGTCGCTTCAAATTTATTTGCTAAAGCATCCCAATCCCATTCGCCGTAGTTAACATTATCTTTTATAACGAACTCTCTCTGTTGTTCCTCTGTTAATTGATTAGCTTTAACAATATAGACTTCTTTTAAACCTGCCTCTTTACAAGCCCTCAATCTCATGTTGCCTCCTAACACAATATTATCATTATCAACTACTATTGGGCGTATCTCTAGCATCTCAGGAAATTCCTTTATTGAGCTTACAAGTTTTATAAATTTGTCATCCTTGATAATTCTTGGATTGTTTGGGTTTGCCTTAACCTCTGTAATTTTTACCTTTTCTATTTTCATTCGTTTTTATTTAGTATGTTTCGTAAACTCTTTTCATTTTGTCAGCAATATCCCTTACGCAACTGCTGCAGGTTGTTCCTGTATCTTGCTTAACCTTGAATACTCTGTTGTATATCTTAATGAGTTTAACCTTGTCATGATGGTTTGCTGCTGTTCCCCATCTCTCTGCATCTTTATCCCAATGCTTAGACATAAACTCTTCTAGCCATTTGTATTCGTGTTCCTCTAGGCAATTCGGATTTCTGCGCCAAATCTTATTTAAAAACTCTTTACGCTCTTCGCAGCCGCAGTCATCTCCTGCTAGCCATTTAATAGCGTCTTTTATTCCTGTAGCCTCTGTAATCTTTTCTACAATATCGCCTAATCCTTCGGCCTTCTGCTTCTTTTTCCATTCTTTGTACTCCTTTGTACGTTTGTCTAGTTTCTTCATTCGTTTTTATTTAGGATCCGCAATAAAGGCAATCGTCATCCTCTTCAGGATTGTCTTCTATTGCAGGGTTAAGTATAACCTTTAATTCATAAATCTGTTGCATCAGCTCCATGTCTTCATACATATCGCCTGTAATTTTAGACTCTAGGCGCTTTATTTCTGCCTCAACGTCTTTTTTGTTTATAGCCATTCGTAGTCTCCGTTTATATAATCTTCGTAATCCTCTGCGATGTTTTCCTTTAGTTTCTCTTTTGATTTCTTTATGGAGTAGAATATTGTCTTTGTGCTTATTCCTGTTTCTGCAGCTATCTGCCTCATGCTCATGCCTGAATCTCTGTAAACTTTAAACAGCAGCTCGTCAAACCATTCCCAGGTGTTCATCTCTTTACGCATTCTAATCTCTAGATTAAATTCCGCTTCGCCTTTTGATATGTATTCGTAATTAACTCCCATCTTGTCAATGTATTCTAAGGGTACTTTTTGCAGCTTCTTTTTCTCTGCTCGTAAATCGCAGACAATTGCTCTCAATAC